GAAAGAAAAGATCAATTTGGTAATGTTATAAAAACAAAAAATCTAGCAAAACGTCTAGCAAAAATGGCTGCTAAAAAATCTGCAGAATCCCCTAAGAATGAATCAGCTACTAATATGAGAAACATGAAGCTGATTAACAAAATTAAAAAGTCAGGCACAATAAAATCTGGTTCTATGGCAAAGGATGAGAAATGATTACCTTTAAGACTTTCTGCGAAGAAAAAGATCCTAGGATTGCTAGAGCGGGAGTAAAAGGTTTTAATAAACCCAAGCGTACTCCTGATCACCCAACAAAGAGCCACATTGTGGTAGCGAAAGATGGCGATAAAGTTAAAACAATTCGATTCGGACAAGCTGGGGTTACTACTGCGGGTGCACCTAAAAAAGGTGAGTCAGATCGTCAAAAAGCTAGACGTAAGTCGTTTAAAGCCCGCCACGCTAAAAACATTGCTAAAGGCAAAATGTCAGCAGCTTATTGGGCTGATAAGGAAAAGTGGTAGGATTATAGATATGCCAGAGAGTACAAATAACAGACTAGATCGCATCGAAGAAAAGCTCGACAAGCTTGGTGATGTAATAGTCTCTATTGCTCGCTTTGAAGAGAAGATGGATGCTTATAATGAGTATCGTGAACGATCATGGGAACGTATGAACAAGTTTTCAGAAAAACTTGACGCAATAGAAAAAAAAGTTGAAGACAACTGTCGTACGGTACATACAATAAATAAACTATTCTGGATAGCACTAATAGCTATTTCAGGATCAATCGCAGCTCAACTTTGGATGTAAGGAGAAAACAATCATGAGCGAATGGATCAAAAAGTTGGCTGAAAGATATTCTGAAGTCAGCGTTAATGAATCAAAATTTTTAATTCCGGAAGAGATTCCAACAGCAGAACGTAATGCCTATATGGGTGCAGCTGCTGCAGCGCATAAAGCTGGACAATCCCACTTTACCTTTAATGGTAAGAAACACCCAGTGACTATGAAAAAAGATACAGCGAAAGCTATCGCCGATCAAAAGGAAAGCAAAAAACCTGTGGGTGAAGAGGAAGAAGTGGTAATGAATCCTAAAAAGGATAAGAAAGAGAAAAAGGATCCTAATGCAGAAGCTGGAATGGCTGCAGAATCTACTATCCCAACCATATATGCCCGTATTCTTGAGAAACGCGATGCGCACTATAAAAAAGCAGCTAAGTCTCAAGAGTGGGGCGACACCGAAAAAGGTAACAAAGGTGCTGAGGATATGAGAGCTGATAATGCTGTAGATGATAGCAGCAAGATCAGCAACTATGATAAGCTAGGTCATGACGATGCTTCTAAAGCAAATAAGGCAGGACCAAATGCTAAGCCACGTTCCAACGATAATAAGGCAGGTGATAAGAAAATTATTAATCCTGTAGCTGGAGCGGTAACTAAAGAGTAGGAGAGAATATAATGGCTATAAAACCACCTAATTGGTGCAGAGGTGCAGTCCCAGTCTTATCGAAAGGCTGGGTTGATCCTAACACAAATGAACTTCTAGTTTCATCTAGATTTAATCAAGCCCAGATCGACGAATTCTATGGAATGCCTTCGTTTGAAGAAATTCAAGATATGAATCAGGAGGGTAAGATCCAAGCAGCAATGGCTGCAGCCGGATTCGTCGAAGAAGAGAATGATGACGTTATCGCAGACCTGAATGATGATGGTGTTATAGATAGTCTAGAAGAAATGACTAAAGCAGAATTGGAATCTCTCGGCAGAGAAAATGGTGTAGAACTAGATCGTAGAAAATCGAAAGCGAAACTAATTGAGACTTTGAGAGGTATCCTAGGTTAATAAGGGCCTAAGATGAAATTATTTGAAACTCTAACTGATGAAAACTTTTTATTATATGCAGCTCGAAATTATTATAAACCGAATGTTATAGATGCAGAAGAATTTTATGATGACCTGAAAAGATTTAAATATTTGAAAAGGCTATTCTACAGGTATGCCAATGACGGTCAGCTTTCTGAAAGATTAATACTGAACCATCTTATTGTTATATTTAATGTGTTTGATATAGAGCCTAGTTTAAAAATGTTAGAATTTCAAATTAAGCCAGATTATTGGCCTATGTTGAAACCGTTTTTGATATTCCTTCGTCATATTAAGAATGATCAATATACAGAGATTCCGATGGATAAGACTGTGGTAGAAAGGCTAAGAAAAATATAATGGGTATATTTAAATCTACCGGTGATATAATTTATACACTTAGATTCCTTAGGCTTCTTACAACGCCATGGGAAAAGACTAAGGCATATGAATACGGTATTATAGATAAAGACGGTAAAAGACTTAAATCGTTTAACACGAATAGTCTAGAGGATAGAGACGCGTATAAAAACTACTATACGCCGTTCATCCGGCTTGTGTTTAATGTCAAAAGATTACTGAATAAACTCCCATTTGGTAAAACTAAGATTGCATCTTATGCTGCAGCATTATATTTGTTGAAGGATAAGTATTCCGTTAATGAAGGAACTATCCTAAAGGGTCTAAAGGAATTTGGTATAGATTCCCTAGACTTTTTAGAAGAGCAGACCGAGTGGTTTGTTCTAGAGGACCAAAGGCTTTCCCCCGGTGTATATAAGGTCATGAATGAAAAACTTCTAAATGATTCTTTAGAGGAAATAGTAAACGTTCGTGATAAGATCAGGGTTGGAGAAGACTGCTATCCTGTCGGTGAAATGTTTGGTATTAACATATATGAAGTCACACATATTAGGACTAATAAACCCATATATATTTCTATACCGGAGATTACTAGATGAAACGGAAATGGACCAGAGGCGGACCTGACGGAGAGATCCATACCCAACATAAAGGTGAGACTTGGAGAGTTCGTAAAAACTACGACCACAATGATCGTCACACAGGTGAGTATAGAATCGAAGTTAAAAAGAAGAATGCCTACAGTGGTCATGACTGGCACTGGCATGATACAGTTCATGGTAAAGAGAATGCTAAATCCAGATTACCTGAGGACGTCCAAGAAGAAATGACGACCACAGCTGATGCTGGAATTCCACATGACACTAGAGATATGGGTCCAATGCTACCGAAACACATTCTAAGACGTCGTCTAGGTATACCAATAAATATGACTGATCGCAGACGTAAGAAAAATCGTCCGCCAGTTTTGCTGAAAAGGTTTAGTAAATACAATGGCTAAGCTATATTTAATTATCATTGTTGCAGGCTTATTGTCCAGTGTTGGATACGGTGGATACCAGTATTATCTTTGGTCTGAAGCTACCATAAGTACTTTAAGAGAAAACAATGTTAAGCTAAAATCCGCTGCCGAAACATTACAGAACACTGTAGAGAAAATGGCAGCCGATGCGAAAAAGAACGAACAATTAAATAAAGACCTTACTAAAAGGTTACAACAATCCCAAGAACATCTTGATAAGCTAAGAGGTGTTTTTGCAAAAATCGATTTGACTATGGAGGCATTAACGAATGCACAAGGACTTGAAGACAGAGTTAACAACGCCGTTAACAAACTTATTGGGCGGATCCAAGATGAAACTACTCCTCCTTCTGACAAGCCCGATACTACTGATGGGGTGTCTGGGGAGAACACCGGAACCGGAAGTAGTAGTAACAACTGAATATCAGGAACAAAATATTCCTATTCAGGAACGGCCTAAAGCTGTAGAGTTTCCTCCAGTCGATTGGTTTGTAATTACAGAAGAAAATCTAGAAGAGAAACTGGCTGAGATTCAATCTAAGACTGGAAATGTGGTTATGTTTACCATTACCCCGAAGGGTTATGAGAATCTAGCCATTGGTATAGCAGATCTTCGCCGGTATGTGAAAGACCAACAAGCAATAATTGCATACTATGAAGAAGCGCTTACACCGGATAAACCGAAGGATGATCCATCCACCTCGGAAAATCAGTAGATTAATTATATCAGAAAAAATAATTCTGTAAACCCCCATTTTTAGGGGTTTTCTAAATCACAATAATCATATATAATGTATTTAAGTCAGTAACAACTGCCATATGTCGTTTATGGCCAGAAAGGATTTATCGATGTTCAAACTCATTCCTAATAACCCAGATAAAAATACTAGGAAGTTAATGTCAGAAACTAAATTTTATGAAGGATATAGCAGATGGAGTGAGGATAAGAACAGATATGAGACATGGGAAGAATCTGTAGCCCGTGTCATGGACATGCACCGTGAATATTATGCTGACAAAATGACCCCAGAGCTTGCCCAGTATATCGATGAGGCAGAATCTCTGTATAAGCTGCAGTATGCACTAGGCGCTCAGAGAGCGCTGCAATTTGGCGGAGAACAGTTACGTAAGCACCAGATGAGAATGTATAACTGTACGAGCTCCTACGCGGACCGTGCGGCCTTTTTTGGTGAGCTTTTCTATATTTTATTATGTGGTGCGGGTGCCGGTTTCAGTGTACAAAATCATCATGTTGCAAAACTTCCTAATGTTGCAGAGCGTAAGAAACAAGCCAAAGGTTATGTGATTGAAGATTCCATTGAAGGCTGGGCGGATTCTCTTTCAGTCCTTATGTCTTCTTTTTTTGTGGGCGGCGGTACGCATCCTGACTTCGAAGGTCGCAAGGTTTACTTCGATCTGCAAAACATCCGTCCAAAAGGTTCAAAGATCTCTGGTGGATTTAAAGCACCAGGTCCAGAACCACTTCGTCGTGCGCTGGATAAAATTGAGCATATGCTTCAAGGAATCGTATTATCTGGGCGTGACAGATTGAAGCCTATTGAAGTGTATGACATTGCAATGCATGCAGCAGATGCCGTGCTAGCTGGCGGTGTTCGTCGTTCTGCAACCATTTGTTTATTTAGTGCAGATGACGAAGAAATGATTAATGCTAAAACTGGTAATTGGCTTGTTGATAACCCACAACGTGGACGTAGTAATAACTCTGCAGTGATTGTTCGTGACGAGATTTCTCGGGATCAATTTAGAACTATTATGAAATCAATAAAAGAATTTGGTGAGCCTGGATTTTACTTTGTTGACGATAAGGACTTTACTACGAATCCATGTGTTGAAATTGGTATGTATCCACAGATCGATGGAGAGTCTGGTTGGCAAGGTTGTAACCTGACAGAAATCAATGGCGGTAAATGTACGAGCACCTCTGAGTTCTTTAAAGCCTGCCGGGCAGCATCCATTATGGGTACACTCCAAGCAGGATATACAGACTTTAAATATCTAAGTCCCACCAGTAAAAAAATATTTGACCGTGAAGCCCTGTTAGGTGTATCAATTACTGGGTGGATGAATAACCCAGACATTCTGTTAGATGACCAGGTTCAAAGAGAAGGCGCTCGCATTGTTAAATCGGTTAATGAAGAAGTTTCTGCCCTTATCGGTATCAATCCGGCAGCACGGACAACATGTGTTAAACCATCTGGCAATGCGTCAGTACTACTTCAAACAGCTAGTGGTATTCATGCTGAGCATTCTGCCCGGTATCTACGTCACGTCCAGTTAAATAAAGAATCAGAGGTTGCACAACTAATCGCTACTTCGAATCCATATATGGTCGAGGAATCAGTGTGGTCTGCGTCTAATACAGATTACTGTGTAGCTTTCCCAGTTATCTCACCAGAAGGATCTTTTTATAAAGAAGATCTATATGGTACAGCTCTATTAGAAAAAGTAAAAATGGTTCAACAGAATTGGGTCGAGGAAGGTACTAATCCAGACAGATGCGCGGACCCGCGCGTGCGACATAACGTTTCAAATACTGTAACAGTTCAACCTCACATGTGGGGACAGGTAGAGGATTATGTATATGACAACCGCCACAGCTTTGCTGGTATTAGTTTCTTGGCTGGTTCTGGTGATAAGGACTTTGCTCAAGCACCTATGACAGAAATCATGACTGAAGACCAAATCGTCGATAAATACGGTAAAGCAGCTCTCTTTGCTTCTGGTCTTATTGTTGATACACGTAAATCCGGTTTCAGGGATCTATGGGACGCTTGTTCGGTTGCTCAAATGGATGAACAATATCGTGGAGAGGTTTCTGATATTAATAAGGAATGGATTCGTCGTTTCAAGAAGTTCGCTGATAACTATTTTATGGGTGATATGAAAGAAACGGAGTATTGCTTGAAGGACGTATTCCTATTACATAAATGGACTAAGATCCAACAGAACTTTGCCGCAGTAGATTTTGTGACCCAGCTGAGTGAAAAGAGGTTTACTGATATTGATACGATGGGCGCAACAGCATGTCAAGGTGGTGCCTGTGAAATCGCATTCTAAGGCAAAAAATGATAGAAACAAAATACTGGTTCGAATGTGACGTCTGTGACAACTCTGGGGAATTCTTACCCTCAGAGGAGGTTATGGAAAAACCGGAGTTCTGCCCATTGTGTGGATCTCCGGTAGACTTCGAAGAAATTGATGAGTAATGTGGCATTATCAAGGGAAAGAATATAATCCTACAGAAGAAGACCTAAAAGAGTGGAAGGGATTTGTCTATATTATTACTGACCAATCTACTAACAAAAAATACGTTGGTAAAAAATTATTTTGGTCACGTAAAACCCTTCCCCCTCTGAAAGGCAAAAAGCAAAAAAGAAGAAAGATTGTTGAATCCGATTGGCGTAAGTA